GCATCAGGGTAGTTTGAAAGAGCGTCCAGACGATCTTCAGCAAGCTGAATAATGTTGTCAGCTCTCATCTGGTTGGTAATGAGCGGATCGTCGGGGCTTTCTGTTAAGAACTGAAGAGCCGTGTTCGCGTCCTCATACATAGCACGCTGACGAGCCTCAAGCTCTACACGCTTCTGCTCAGTCAGACCCTGCTCACGCTGTCTAATGCCTTGAGCGTATTCCTGCGCTCTACCGCCGTAAGCTGCACCAAGGCCGCCGAGAATGTCACCAAAGTTGATAGCCATTAATTCAATCTCCCCAAGCTAGAAGCCACACCGCCAGGCATACTAGGCGCAATCCCATAATTTGGGCGAATATACGAAGGCACGCTTGTAGACACTTTAGCAGGACCGCCTGTTCTTGGCGCATTTACTAATTGTCCGTAAAGGTCATACCCACCGGCCGCTGCACCAAGAGCCTGCTCGTAATCAAAGGACGGAGCCTGCTGCCTAGTAGCTCCACTGTACGCAGCCAATTGATCTGCAGCTAATCCAGTTTGCAATCCAGACACGCCTTGCGAAAGGCCCATTGCATTCCTCGCAGCCTGTTCAGCCGCTTGGTTCTGCATATTGATCAAGCTGCCAGCCTGTCCGCCAATCAAGTCAGACTGGAATGATCCAAGCCCCTCAAGAAGTCTTGATTGATTCAATGCCGCTTGCTGAAGCTGATTAGCCTGAATCTCACCAGCCCTTGTTCGACCTGACGCAATATCCTGCCCAGTGCCGTATTGCATCTCGGCAATGTTTCGACCAGTACCAAGGCCAATGTCAGCAAGAGCCGCGCCAGCCTGACCCTGATAGCCAGCCATACTTCCACGCTGTCCAGCGATGTTCTGAGCCGTGTTAAGGGTTATGTCACCCAATGCCCCAGCCCGACCTGTAGCAAGCCCAGAAAGCGCCTGAGAGCCTTGCATACCCATCCCAGACAAAGCGTTAAGGTTTCCGATCTGCTGCTGAAGACCTTGAGAAGCAAGCCCTTGTCCGAAGCGTGTTAGCTCTCGCTGAACATTGCCGCCACCAAGCCCACCAGTGGCCGCTGCGCCTGCAAGGTTGCCTCTCATGCCTTGCTCAAAGAGGAACTGCTCGTATGGGGACTCTTGTCTTGCAGCGTTAAACGCATCTCGACCAAGAGCGCCAGACAAGGCCAGTTGCTGATTGAAGGCCGTTGTCCCGCCCTGTTGATATGGCTGGAAGTATCCACGCGCCTCGTCAAAGCCGGTGTTGATCTGACCAGAAGCCGTTGTTGCCGCTGCTCTCAGATCATCAATGTTTACGCCGTAAAGCTGATTGATCTTCTGAAGAGCATTCTCAATATCAAAGCGTGATGAGGTTTCAGCGCCTCTAAGCGTTCCGGTGGCATCAGTGAGACCCTGACCAAGGGCCTGTTCAGCCCCAAGCACTCCAGTCGGAATAGCTTCAGCTTGTGCATTTTGATACCTGCCCTGCGCCTGCGATAAGGGAATCCCAATAGCTCTTGAGACCTGCTCAGGAGTCACCTTGTATTGATTCATCAGAGCATAGACTTGCTCATCAGGAATGTTTGGGTTGTTGGCAAAATACGCCTGAAGCTGGTAATCAGTCACCTGACCAGGCTGGGCCTCATTGACCACCTGTTGGTTAAATCGACCATAGGATGTTTGCGGGTCCATCCCTAGCGCGTTAACAACTTGCTGCGGGCTAACCTGATACTCCTGCATGAGAGCGTAGGTCTGCTCATCGGAGATATTAGGATTGGCCGCAAAGAAGTCCCGCAGCTCTTGATCTGTTACCTGTCCGGGCGTTGCCATAATTTACCTCTGGAACTGTCGCATCGGTTGGAATTGCTGCTGTGCTGGGAACTGCTGCGCCTGTGGGTTAATCAGTCCAGCAAGAGCCGCTTGGTCAATCGGCAGAGCTTGAGCAGGGGCCATCTGAGGAATACGCCCACCAAGGAGCGCCGCACGCATAGCAGGCACTGAAGCAAGGTTAGCATTCTGAGCGGCCACATTGCCGCCCTGATAAGCCTGCATCCTTGGCATAAAGGAAGCGCCCTGCATCTGGTAGGCTCGATTCAACGCCTCCTGATTGATCTGCCCAGCTTGGCCGTAGCCACCAATCATCGTGTCTTGAGCCTGCTGGTAGGCAGGAAGAAGGTTCTGCATTGATGTGTTAGCCATCGCCATCGAGCGCCTGTTGGCCTTGCTGATGTCTTTTTTAGCAGATCGCTGTTTGAGCATATTGGCTCCGGCTGATGCCGCTGCCATTGCTGCCGCCCCTGTGGTTATTGCCATTATAGAATCCTCAAGTAAGTACGTTCGGCTTTCTCGTATCCCAGTCTTTCGTATATATTTTCTAGGCCATCTGCGTTTAGCTTTTCCAAACACATCATCGACCAGCAATATAAACCTTTTGCCCTTGCGTTCTCTTCCGCCCGTAGCAGAAGCTGAATTGCTATTTTCTTGCCTCTAAACTCAGGCTCTACCCACCATGCGATCTCAGTGCCAACCATCACATTTGCATTCAAAATGGCTGGGTAAGACAGACCAGCTAGAAAGCCAACTATCTTGTCATCGACCACACCAATCGGGCATAAGCCTTGTTCGATTGACGCGCTCAACAAGTTCTCGACTGTCTCTTCGTCAAACTCAATATTCTCGTAACCAGAGACAGCGTGAAATTTCCTAGCAAGCTCTACAATTTGCGGAACGTCTGATTGGATCGCGTCCTTAATCAAACGAGAATCCATCCCTGCGTCCTGTCGCCACCAATCTCGGCAAGCATCTTTCGGTATTCAATTGCACCCGCTGTTCCGGCGCTATTGATGTAAAGCTGAAACTGTCTAGCAGCTACCACGCCCTCTGGAGAGCCTGTCCCAACAATCGGAATACTCAAAGAGGCATCCAATGTCCAAGTCCTAAACGCTTGCGCCATTTTACCAGAATTGTCCACAATAGGCTGTCCAGCATTCAGCAAAGGATTGCTCATTTGCTACCCCCGATAATCTCAGCATTGAGCTGTAGAATCACCGGCTTGACCGCATCGGTAAGGGTGAATCGGAATATCTCAAAACGTGAGACCCGTCCGTTCTTTCTCCAAATTGCCCGCTTATTGTATTCACCGATCTTACCAATGGCTCTGGATCGAGAATCAGACCAAGTCTTCCCGTCCTTGCTTCGGTCCATAGTAATCACTGGGTCAGTTACCGCAGCGTTACCAACACCAGACTCGACGGTCAATTCAATCGACGGAACAAAGATCGCCTTGAGGTTATTCTGAAAGGGTTGGGTCGCTACTCGTCGGATGATCGTGTTGCCATACTCTGTGTAGACAAGAGGATCAATTCTGCCAATCCTGCCGTCGATAAAATCGCCGCACAGTATCTGGTTGTAGGCTTTGCAAATAGCTGTAATTCGATACTGACTCAATTCATCATCAAGCAGTGAGCGTCGTTCGTGCCATCGCTTGGATGTAAGGTCGAACACTATGGTCGTGGCTGGAAGAGTGAACCCAATGAAGTACGCCCCATTCTGTGAGTAGGCCCACGCATAAATGGACTCTAACTGAGAAAGCGTCAGGTCTTGGAGAAGGTTATCAATCGGGGTTGTGCTGATCTTCGCCGTGTCGTTTCCTGACAGCGCCCAAATAGACGGACCCTCGTTATCACCGCCACCCACGAACACAAAAGTGTCCTGTGCATTTATTAGTGAGTAGGGAGAATAAACGCCCTTCTGCAAGAACAGGCCAGTCCGCTGAAAAGGGAAGTCAGTTCCGCCGACATTCTGAAAAGCCTCAATGGTCTGCGAACCTGAAATGAATAGCTGGTTCTTGAAGACAATAGGAGCAACAGTCACATCTGGATCAGACTCAGCCGTTCCAAAGTCCAGAGCGTTGTAGCTCAGTCCGTCATTCGGAGCAGAACAGATGAACTTCTTCGTGTCGGTCGTACAGACAAAGTAGGAGTCCACAAAGACAACGAACTGCGGGTTTCCATTCGCATCGAAGTCTGTGTCAGTGATCTGGGCAAAGGTATTAGTCACATGGTTGTAGATGAACCCATCACCGCCAGGCACCAGCACCATCAACTGAGTGCCGTTGTCGGCCATCGAGACCCTTGCCGTCCCTGTAATCGTTCCCAGACTTGTCAGGCTGTAGCTTGCAACGCCCAGTGTAATTGTCTCGACTATCTTGTAAAGGGTGTCACCGTTCACAGCGTAGGCAATGCCAGCCATCTCATGCATACCACGGTTCTGTTCCTCGATAGTTCCAGAGGAAACGAGCTGCACCAGCCCCGGCGTGCCGTACAGGTTTTCAGCACTCAAGGCCGGTGCCTCACTGATATTGGGATACCAGTTTAAGCACTCCTGAGCACTCAGGGGCAGTGATGGGCTTACATATAACCCATTGGTA